TAGCAATCTTGGAAGATGTTGCGTTGGTGTCTTTAACTACCAGATGGGTAGTAGTTTTAGACACACCGCTGGCAATTTTACCTCCATTTGCAACAATCTTGTCTTCTAAGTTCTTGTCTCGAATACCTGAGAAGCAAACATTGAAGCTTGCTAATTTATCGCTGCTAACCTTCTGCTCAGATGGCATGATAATCGGTATTTCGTTTTCTTGCACGAAGCGGTAGAATGGGTTAGCTCCTGAATAGAACGCTTGCAAGGTTACTGACAATTGCATTTTGCCGTTTTGTATTTCAGGCTCTTCTTGCGTTTCAACCAGAGTTCCATGAAGAAAACTCTCCATATCATAGCCATCCATGTTTGAGAGAATCTTTTGAGCTTTGACTTTGCCGATACCCTTGAAACAGTCGCTGGCGTGCATGAGGGTTGTTAGCTCAACGCCCTTTTTGATTTTCTTCATATTGTCCAGTACGATGTTAGCAATACCATCACCTATGCCTTCAATACGTACTAAATCTCTGAAGGTGATGTTGAGAATTTGTTTGATGGTTGTGAACCCTGATTGGTAGAGTTTCTTGAAGAGTTCTTCGCCCATATTCTCAACGCCAACGGTAGTGAAGAAAAATATGATTTTGGCAAGCTTGACACCACCACAGTCCGGATTCGTGCAATACACTTCAGGCTCATCCCATTTGGTAGCAGCACCACAAACAGGACATACTTTAAGAGCTTCACGCTGCTGAGCGATTGCATCTTCAGTTGGTTCAACAAGTGTTTCGAGAATTTTAGGTATTACGCCACCTGAACGAGTGACAAGGATTTTTGCTCCCGGAGCGATTTTGTGATTGTCAACCCACGAAGCATTATAGCCTGTAGGGTTTTCCATATTACAATCGCCAGTGTCAACCATTTCAATATTGACTACCGGTTTCAAAGCACCGGCCTTGCTGACGTTCCATGTAATACCTTTGACGGTCGTTTCAAAAGATTCGGTAAAGTCGGGGTGCTTGTATGCGATAGCATAAAGAGGATTGCCTGAAGTTTGCTGTCTGCCGATACGTTCCCACATTCTCAGGTCATTGATATAGATTACAAGACCGTCAATGTAGTACAGTTGCGACCACTGCTTGAACAAGTCCATCAGCATTTCATCTGATAGGTCTTTGAATGTTCCGGTCCACTGTAGGTTGGGCTGTGAGAAGCGTTCTGATAACAAGTCTAACACTTCAGAATATTGCGTATGTTCTTGAAGCACAAAATCGTCAATGCCATAACGGTAGAAATCCAAGTATTGGAGTAAGTCTGATGCTTCACTGCGGTTAAGGAGTCCGGCTGCTGTGTTTCTGGGAGAGCGATATTTGTCTCCGGTTTCAGGAGACATTTTGCCTTCAAAGTTAGTGCGCCATGATTGGCGGTTAAAGACAAGTTCACCATACGTGAATAAAGCTGTAGCTTCTTTAGGCTGAATAGTTTTGAGCTTTTTATAATGAGGTGTGCAATCTTGCCCCTCATTTTCAGCACCACCACGAGAATAGGTTTTGCCTGTTACTTCATCGTGAAGCAGTGATAAACCATCGAATTTGGGGTTGATTGTTATAGTTGTTGATTCGGTAAGAGCCAATGATTTCGCCCATGCTTTTACTTCAGCTAATGACTTGGCTTTGTTAAGCGATTTCATGGGTACCGGAAGTTTGACCTTACGTTTGTTTTCGACCGGAGCCGGCTCTACTTTATGCAGCCATTCGTTGTCGGGGTCTAATTCTTGCAATTGCGCGATTTGTCGGTCATATTCCGCATCAGACATGGTTGGTATGCCTATACGGTAATTGGCATTTGCCTTAGCTAATTTCTCAGCTAATATGCGGCTTTTTTCTTTTAATGGGTCTGGCATTTTGATAATGATTTTTGATGTGAAACAATAAGGGGAAGCTTACACAGATTTATATAAGCTTCCCCTTGAATGATTAGATACCGGTATGACCGTAGCCACCATCACCACGTTCTGTAGTTTCGAGGGTTTTTACAACCTTCCAGTTGGCTTTGGCATATTGAGCGATTACCATTTGAGCGATGCGGTCTCCGTTGTTGATAACAAAGGGTTCGCTACCAGCGTTAAACAGGATAACACCAACGTCACCAGTATAGTCGCTGTCGATTGTGCCGGGTGCATTGAGAACTGTGATGCCATGTTTGAGAGCCAAGCCTGAACGTGGGCGAATTTGTGCTTCGTAACCTTCAGGCAATTGGATGTGAAGGCCTGTAGGAATCAACACACGTTGACCGGGGTTGAGGGTAATAGCATTTTCAACATTTGCTTTGAGGTCCATGCCAGCCGAGCCTGAAGTGGCGTAGCTGGGAACCGGATTTTGAGAGTTGTTAACTACTTTTACTGTAACTTGCATGATTGATTAGTTGTTTTTGTTATACTTCCATTTTTTTCTATTCATTTTCATCGTTGCATAAACCGGTCGTTCTATACCACATAGCTGGTCATATTCTTCCAGTTTTAGAGTCCCAACATCTGCCAATTCAACTTCTACTTCAGGGTCAATATATCGAAAGTAATACTTGCCGTTTGAAATCAAACCTCCAGTACAGGCTTTTGATATGTTGCCCGGTCTGAGACCGCTAAATTTTGCAGATTCATTGACTGAGGATGCAATAAGAGTGAGGACTTTGCGACGATTGAAAACTAAAACAGCTTTTGGTTTATGCCATGTTGTTTTCTCCATCCCAAAGTTGCTTTAGCAATTCTGGTGACAGCCTTTTCTTTACTAAAGTTAATAGGTGCGTGTCGGATATAGCCGTGCCTGTGGTAAACATCTCGTCAACCACTTCGTTCATATACGCACAGAATTGCGGGTCAATATAAGATAGGAACGGATAGCACAGACATCCGTCAATCAATTGATGCCCCTCTACATTGATGTACACTAATTTGTCAAGAGATAGTCGATATGATTGGGCTATTGCCTTAATTTGAAAGTCGAATTTGTCAAAAAATTCATCGACTGAAAGCCTGTGTTCGGGGTCTTTTTGTTTCAGATATTTTGTAGCATCAAATAATCTGCTACCGTCAAAATGTGTCCCAAAATATAAGTGGGGAAATTCCGGCAATGATACCTCAGTACATTTTATATTGATAACTTTGCCAGCCCCATTGGGTTTGGTCATTATTTACCGATATTCTTCTGGTGTTCTTCCACCGATACCATAACCGATTGCGCTTTGTCGTATTTGACGTTGCGTATTGAATATTCACGTGTCTCTTGAACTTGTTTGAGATACTTGTGGATATTTTCAATTGCTTCTGATGATGAATTTGCCGGAACAAAGATGGTCTCTGTAGTAGATTTTGTTTTGCCGGTACGTTCATCCAAGTCATAGAATGTGATTTGAGTTTGGTACAAGCCCACCTCGGTTTCTTCGGTGTCCTCGAAGTAGTAGGTGACAAGTCCGCACGTGAGATGTTCGTCAACCAAGAACGCTTCGTTGAACGCAATTTCGTCAATCTTGGTTTTGATGATTTCGATGCTTACTTCGCCAAACTCATCTTTGCCTTCAGATAGTTTGTAAGCGATTGCTTCGGCCTCGGTATAGCTTGAAGCCATAACCAAGTCTTCACTTTTGACTGTTACAATGGCACCGTTGTCAGCAGTGTCTTTGTAAGTCATCTTGATTCGGAAATAAAAAAAATTGTTGCTCATTTGCGTAATTGTTTATTATGAGATTTCTGTCGCAAAGGTAATACTATTATCTAAATTGACAAATGAAATTTATCAATTTAACATTTCAAAAATACTTAAAATGCTGTTATACAGTGTTCTAAAATTTCACTTTTGATATAGCGAACTGAACGAAAATTGACTATTTGTAAGAGGTCAATCTTGATAATCTTTTTGATGGTGTTTAGAACCAATAGGGTCGAGCATTACTATTCTTCATAAAGTTAAAACGATGGAAGGTACTAACAACGAAGCGACATTCTTTGGCACTCCACTGGAAAGTATATTCCGAACCAGTAAAAAGACGATTCAGGAATATGTCAGAGAGATAGATCGCCATTGTCGATATAAGTCGGTGCAATCTCAGGTAACTCGTGGGGTTGTGCTTGATGATAGAGGACCGCTTATGGACCTCTACGAAGCGTGTGTTCAACAAGATGCGCATTTGGCTGCTGTACTGGAAACCGTTGAATCCCAGATTATTGGTGAGCGATATATGCTTGCTCGTCAAAATTCAGGTGGCAAGTATGTGAAGGACATCGAAGCTACTCGTAAGATTCAAGGTTCTCAGTTCACCAAGATTATTCAAGGCATTGTTGAAGCCAAATGGTATGGCTACACGGTTCTGGAGATTATGCCGGACATTAACCCTTTGACCGGCAAGCTTGCTGAGGTGAACATTGTTGAAAGACGTAATGTGTTAGCTAACCAAGGGCGAGTGGTACAGCGTCAGGGTCAATGGAATCCCGGCTGGGACTTAGATTCCGCTCAGTATAAGACAAACTATGTGTTGATTAATACCGGCACACTTGGTTTGTTCTCAGCTACGACTCCTTTGATTTTGGCAAAGAAGTTTACTCTGGCTAATTATGTCAACTTCAGTCATACTTATGGACAGCCGATTATTCATGGCAAAACTGAATCTGAAAGTACAGCCGACCGTCAACGATTGGCCCAAAATATTGCCAATGCTGCTCAGAACAAGATTATTGTTACTGGTTTGAATGACTCGGTAGATGTAAAAACATTTACTATGTCTAACTCGGAACATATTTACAGTAGCTTGATGGATTTTGTAAACAAGGAGGTGTCTAACCTTATTGTCGGCTCTGAATCAATGGCTGGCGAAACTCAGTCGTATGTTGGCTCGACCACAGCTCATCAAGATATTTTCCGTGAGCGTATTGATACTTACCGTGGTTATATCGAAGATACCATGAACGAGGAAATCCTTCCCAGATTGGTTCAAATGGGGTATCTTCCTGAAGGCTTGGAGTTCAAGTACGCTAACCGTGCTGAGATGAGTAATAAAGACAAAATTGCTTTGTATTCGTTCATCACAGATAAATACGAGGTTGCTCCAGACGAAATTGAGAAGGAGTTTGGCATTATCGTTGGTAAACAGTTCAATTCTATTGCCGCTGCTGCAATAGGCGATGATGGCGATGGCACGACTGGACAACGTGGTTCGCATGACCGTGGCATTATGTCTGATGAAGAATATTACAAGCGTTTTGGTCATCGTAGAGGTGAAAAGAAAAAAGATTCTTCAGGAGCTGAAGGCTCGGTAAATTTTCTATCGGAAGAGGAATAAAAGATAGCGATTTCTCTTCCGTCAAAGCTGAGTCGGAGAATAAGGAAGACAAAGACAAGGCTGAATATTTAGCTATCTACGCAATTTTCAAGAAGTTCTTGGATAACTATGGCAACGTAGAGGACCGTTGGGACTTGTTGGAAGAAATGATGGATTTGCGAGCTGAATTTGCAATGAATCATGCTATCAATGGGTTTGGTATGGACTTTGAAAAAGCTATGGAGCTTATTAGAAGTCATAACGATAATCTTACTAAACTGGAAGAAGAACAGCGTACCGTATTGTTGGCTGCGCTTGATAACTTGGTTGACTTTGCAGTTGCCGAGGAATTTCAAATGTCTGAGCAGCTTCCAGACGAGATTGACCCTGAAGATGTAGCAGATATAGCTGAATGTGATGCGGTCTGCGAACGATATAATGATATTTATGCGAATATAGAAAACGATGATATAGAATATGCTATGGGCGTTGCTGCCGGCTGGGTGATGTATAACGAAAGCACCGTTCTGACTTATATGACCCAAGGCGATGAACGTGTAAGACCGTGGCACATGGTTTTGGAAGGCACAAGCTATCCCAAAAATAGCTTCCCATCGTGGCTTATTCCTCCTATTGAACATGGTTGTCGTTGCTTCTTGGTTGAAGAAGATGCCAGTGTTTTGATGGAGAAAAATAAATTTGAACAAGTGATGGCTGAGAAGGTAATGGAAATGCCTGATTTCATTAGCCCCACATTTCGTGAGAGTGTAGCTAAAGGCGAGCGAATTTTCAGTGACGCTCATACATATTTCCAGATACCTAAGAAGCATAAGAAGCATCTCAGAGAAATTGCTAATCGTATCAAAGCAAAATGGCTGGAACCGCAGGAGTAAATATTACACCTAAGCAGCTTATGATGCAATGGTTGACGTTACCAAATAGGTTTGAAGTGAATGTGTTTAACTTTGAAACCTTGATGGGTAATGCTGCTAAGAAAATCTTCAAGGATTCGTTTTATCTGAGAAGATTTAATAGCACAAGCACTACCGCTTGGCAATCACGCTCTAAGAATAGCAAAGCAACCCATGCTTTGATGCACGAGACTGGCAATTTGAAGGAGTCAATTGTTTGGCAACACACTTCAGGTTCCGGTGGCATGACTGGCGTATCTATCTACACTGACCCATTTGCTTTTAAGCACAGTAAGCGTCAATATGGACGTAATTTCTGTTATGCAGCGGTCCATAATGACCCTTCAGGCTCTCATACTTATGGCAATACCGGTGTGGCAAGTATTCAACGTCAGTTTATTGGCTATTCTTCTTATGTAACTGATAAAATCAGAACTTATAGTATTCGTGTTTTTGATGGATTTCCCAAATGATTGTAGATAAAAAAGGCATCCAAAAATATGCAACTGACGCTGGGGAAAATCCCATGCTTCCAGATGACGAATACACCACTATTGAAACGGTCGATAACAACCCATTGGAGGATGTGTATCTGGCAGCAAGAAGGGTGTTAGAGTCTTTGCATATAGACCCAAATGATGACACATCTCCAAAATTGTTCCAAACTGTTAAGGTTGACAACGGACAATTTGAGCGTATAGTTCGGAGCAAAATTAATGAAGAATATGCTGTAGCTTTCCCGGCTGCGTTTATTCGATTTGTGAATGTGCGCTTCCTTGTAGCACAGCAGCGTATTGGCGAAGGTCGAGCTACTATGCGTATCAGGTACATTCTCAACGACTTGAATAACAGTGACGATATTGTTGAAACACATGGATTTCGTGTTTTTCAACAAATTAATGACGCTATTCAAGATGCTAAAGACACGGAAGCTGCGTTGAACGAACGCTGCAATTTGACTTACTTCGATATGCTGGAATCTTATGATAATGGTCTCCAGCCATATTGGATTGACTATGAAATCTGGTTCCGTACATCATCTTCGTT